GTGTTGTATCCGAGGAGGTTTTCTGCTGTGAGTTTGGTTCTTTGGATGTCTACGATGTGATACAGGTTGTGTTCTGGTTGGTAGAGCATCCAGATGAGTCCCCAGAATTGGGTTGGGGATGGGTCAATGCTGATGATGGAGATAACTGGGGCGCGTAATCCTGGTGGGATGTGTTCTGGTAGACGTTCGTTGTCTATGCACCCTGAGTAGAGTACGCCGTCTTGTCCTAGTCCGCCTGTAATCCATGTTCTATCAACAAGATATGTTTCGTCTGCGAGGTCTTCTTGTTGGTAGATGACACGGAACCGTTCATTGTTTGAAGAACGGAGATACGAGAGGTCTTTCCACGAAAGCCTTTTAGGGTCAAGTAGCGGTCCATTAGGGTAAGCAGCCGAGTCAAGACGCCTGGACTTAGGACCAGTATCCAGGTCTTCGTAGTACGCCTTGTAAATAATATGCTTATATTTTTGTTTCTTGGTTGGTTCAGGCTTCTCAAGCACATTGGTAGTTGTGACATCTTCGCCATCATAGTCATCTTCGTCGAGGTCATACGTTACTTTATTAAGACAGTGGGCATACAGGTCTCCTGAGCCGAGCCGCTGTCCGACTACTACGAGTGTGCCGCCTGGGTCTACACGTGCTTCCGCCATTGAGTCCCAGCGTTCTAGGAGTTTGTCACGGGCTGTGGATTCGCGTGCGTTTTCGGTGGAGGCTACGTCGTCAAAGAGGCAGAGGTCTGCGCGGTGTCCGATGAACTCTGCGTCGATTCCGTATGCGCGGACAGTTGGTTCTTTGTTGTCTAGCCCGTTGCCGTCTAGTTGTTCAACAATAAATTCTTCGGCACGCCATAGCGCACCTTTGTCTGCTGGTTTGAATCGCCCGTAGTCGATGGAGAGGCATCCTTGTGCGTCTTGGGCTAACCCTTTCTTGGCTAGTTCTGTGTCAGCAAGCATAGGGTTGGGGCGTTCTAGGGTTTCACGTATTCGGCGGGAGTACATCTTGGCTAGGTTTTGGTTGGCGGAACCAATGAGTACACGGATGGCACGGTTCTTTACGATTGCCCATACGGCAACATCATGGAACAAGGTTGATTTTCCTGCACCTGGTGGGACGTTGAGGCAGATGAATTCTTTTTCTTCACTGTCTAGGGACATAACTATTTCTAGTGCGGCTTCTACTTGCCATGGTGCGGAGACTCGTCCTAGGTAGTGCTCTCTAAAGAATTGGAAGTCGTCTAGTCCTCTGCGTGCTTCTGGGGTGAGACGGTCTAACGGTATGGCGGGTGGTAGGTCGCCTGCTTCAGCGAGGTCCATTGCGTCTTCCCATTGGACGCCACCTTGTCGGCGGGTGTGTTTGGTGAGTTCTATTGCTGCGACGTCTGCGTTTGCTTTGGCTACTTTAGATTTCTTTATCCAGTTGTAACCTGTGTTGGGGTGTACACCTGCGATACGGCATGCGTCTAGTGTGGTGTGTCCTGAGTGGATTGCTTGCCAGAAACGTGCTTTGTCGTTTGCTGGAACCTTGCGGATTCCTTGTGCCATGTTCCCCTTAGTATATGTTTATTTTTTGCGCGTGTCTTTTTTGTTCTTTACTTTGGTGTCGTTCAATGCTATCCCCAAGGTTGCTGCACCTCTGGTGGCTGTCCTGGTCCCCGCTGCAACTTTGCTACCAATTTGTGAGCCAACTTCGTTTGCGCGGTTTGACGCAATTTTAGTTAAACCTGATGCTGCGGCAGATGTCTGACCTTGGGTCATAATTCTGGTTGAACGCAGCGTTGGTCCCATTGGGGTATATGTTTTCGAAACCTTGCCACCCGTACCAATAGTTCTTGGTGCAAGCGTTTCAAATACTTCTTTTCCGACAACTCTTCCAGCAACGTTGCTCAGAACTTTTCCGAGGACCCTCCCAGCAACACCACCTGCAACCATTGTGGCTGCGTCGATTGCAGAGTTTTTTATTACTTGCCCAGTGTTTTGTACAACGTTCTTTGCACCGTATACGGTTGGGGCTGAAATGATTGGTCCAGGTGTGCTGTTACCAGACTTTTTTACTGAGGCTTTGTAGTCTGCCAATGAACCTTGATAGTTAGGTTTTGCTGGTTGAGATTTCTTTGGAGGCATGTTGCAAAGAATAACATAAACTGCTACTCTCTTGTTCAACTTCACAAGTCGTCACTGTCGGGAGATAGCGATGCACGCATGGCTGTACCACGGTTGCATGTGGCGGGGCGTAAACAGGGGAACCTGGGTTGATACCTATTCTTTGAAATAGGTAAGCAGCGTGATGAACGTCATCTCATCGAATAAAGGTGTCGGCTGAAATTAGCCACGGCGACCTTCCGCGGGGGCGGGAACTGTGGGGGAGGCACTATCATGCTGTTTCGACTGTGTTGCCAACAGCAGTGAAACCATCTAGCGCGCCCTAGCGGGCTTGCTCGCAAAGAAGGCGAAGCAATGTTGCTGACATGTGACACCCTCGTTCAGTGCTTCTTTTTTTTTCGTTTTTTTCTTTCCGCAACATACGCCGTTGTATAACACTTGCCAACAGAAACAACAACCAAACCCACACACATATCCACAACCTGTGGACAACCCGTCGCACCAAATTTCGTGCCACAAATGTGTATATCTATAGAGCGCATATATAGTTATCCCTACGCGCGCGCCCTCGGCAGATGCCCAGTTGCTGATATATCACCGCACACGAACACATGTTCGCATCACGCACAGTGACCAAACCACCACCAAACACACGTTCGCACCCAGCCCTACCTACCCTTTCCGCTTGAAAAAGTATCTACCCCGCTTGCTGTAGTTAGCACGGCGGCTCGCCTATGTACCTAGACAAGTGAGATACAAGTAAGTAGACAAGTTGGATACAAGTGAGAATGGTTCTCATTTTGTGGTGGCATGGCGAACATACGTTTGTTTTGTTAGGTGTGCCTAACTTTTTCTTTCGGGCTGTGTCTTTTGCTGTCTGTTTTGTATTGCAATTTGGTTACACTTTATTTCCCTTATGGCTATTGGGTTTTATAGGGCTTGGTAGGTGTAGGTGCTTGCTTTGGTGCTTTCAAGTGTCAGACATATCGGATAATGTGTACATATCGGGATTTACCCCGAACACTTACAAGAAAGAAGGGAACAATGAAGATAGACCTAGATGACACTCTAAAAATTGTCTCGACACAGTTGGCACAATTTCAAGAGATGAAGCAAGTAGCAGAGCAGACAGATTCACAATTTATGAGAGCCGAAGCAATTGGCGGAATTATTGCCCTAGAGCAAGTAAGCATAAGGCTTGCCGAATATGCCAAGAGCCAAAAGCACGTGAACACTAAAGAAGCATTAGCCCAACTGAAGAAGCACCTAGAGAGCAACCCCAACATTGCAAAAGCAATTGAAGAGACCTACACACAGAACAGGACAACAAAATGACCAAGAAAGACTACCAAGCGATAGCCGAAGTACTTTCCACTCTCGCCGACAAGTACCAATATGACGAGGGAAAGAACATTATCGCCGAAGTCGCTCTAGACCTAGCCGACATTATGCAAGACGATAACCCAAGGTTTAGTCGTGAGACTTTTCTAGACGCTTGTGGTTATTCACTTCTCTAGAGATAATCCCCTAGCGCTTATGGCGTGACGTTCAATCGTGACTAGGGACAAGGCGAAAGCCGACACACAACACAACGAAAGGGAAACTAATGACATACACAATGGAATGGCGTAACGACCCCGTACTAATGCGGAACTATGTAAACATTAGGCGAGACGGGGAACTAGCAGCGCAAGCAGTAACAATTTCAAGCGACACCAACAAAGTCGGCATAATTTACAATGTCATGTTGAACGGGCAATGGTCTAAAAACGAATTTGAGTTTACAACAATTACGGAATGGGTGGAAAGGTTTACAAAATGACTACAACAAACTACGGGGCAGAACTTCTACGCCACATACAGACCACCGAAATGTGTTTTGAGTGTGGTCGAGAGTTCGACCTATTCAACGAAGAAGAAGCCAACGAATACATAAACGGGCACGACTGCGAACTGTAAACCCACAGCCCTAGCCCTACGAAGGTAGGCGCAAGCGTCAAGGCTTGACTAGGGCACGACACTAAACTACAGTGTTAGACAGTTAGACACAACAACAACAAGGGGTAAAGCAATGGAAACTACAACCGAAGAAGAAACTCTACTCACACTAGAGCAATACATAGCGGAACACTGGACAGACGGAGACGATGACGCCCAAGCGTTCCGACACTACCTAGACAATGACCACCAACTAGACGACAAACTAAACACAGACGACTGGGAAAGCCGATACAGC